GGGCTGACCGCAAGGCGGTCGATATCAAATTCACGCGCGATGAATTCGACGGATGGTTTGCCATCCTCTATTTCCGCGATGCGCGCGGGCCGTTCACGGCAACGGTCAACGCGATACAGCCGCGCAAGAAATCATACACATACCGCGACGACGAGAGAAACATCAATCCCGCCGAGATGGATGACGAATTCGATGCGCGCGTCTCCAGGATGATGGATGCCGCATGCGTCAATGCCCGCAAGTCCCGCATGCCGAAACATGTGATGGCGAGAAAGGCCGCGTAACACGGCAACGGGCAAGCAATCAGGACGGCGGGCTGTCGGATAGAAGCGGAAGCCGGGAAGCCAGTGACCGGCAGTCAACGCCTGGCCCGTCCTGACCAATCTTCAAGCGTAAGGGTGAAGCCCAGATGTCCCAACCGGGCAGGCCAACAGATTTCAGCGAAAGCATAGTGGCAATCATCTGCGAGCGAATAGCAGATGGCCAGAGCCTTCGCTCGATCTGCAAAGCGGATGACATGCCTGCCGCATCGACAGTGTTCAGATGGCTGTCCCTCCATAAGGATTTCTCGGAGCAATACGCCCGCGCGAGGGAAGCGCAGGCAGACACGCTGTTTGATGAAATGCTCGATATAGCAGACGACGCCCGCAACGACTGGATGGAGCGGAGCGGCGAGGACAATGCTGGTTGGCAGGCCAATGGCGAGCATATTCAGCGATCCCGCCTCCGCCTCGATGCCCGCAAGTGGATGGCGTCAAAGCTCCAGCCCAAGAAATACGGTGACAAGCTGGAGCTGGCTGGCGATCCGACTGCCCCACTTATCCCGGTGCTGAATGTCTCAATTGGCAAGCCTGGACCTGTCGCTTCATCCCAAGCAGGGGGAAGCGCTTCAGACCCCGGCGAATGAAGTTCTTTATGGCGGCGCGGCTGGAGGCGGCAAATCTCACCTGATGCGCGTTGCAGCCATTCTGTGGTGCGCATCCATACCGGGGCTTCAGGTCTATTTATTTCGTCGCATTCGTGACGACCTGGTCAAGAACCACATGGAAGGCCCCAAGGGCTTTCGTGCCATGCTGGCGGGCTGGGAACTGTGTGGCTTCGTCAAGATAGTAGAGGACGAAATCCGGTTCTGGAACGGATCGAAGATTTATCTTTGCCACTGCAAGGATGAGAAGGACATCTACAAGTATCAGGGCGCTGAAATCCATGTGCTGCTGATCGATGAACTGACCCACTGGACCGAAGGGATGTATCGCTTCCTTCGCAATCGTGTCCGCATGGTCGGCGTGAGTGTTCCGCCAGAATATGTGGGGCAGTTTCCGCGAATCCTTTGTGGAGCCAACCCCGGTAACATCGGGCATTTGTGGGTTAAGGCGACATTTGTCGTTGCCAACATTCCGATGGAGGTCTGGCGCACCTCGAAGTCCGAAGGCGGCATGCTTCGGCAATACATCCCGGCTCGCCTGGAAGACAATCCGAGCATGTCGGTCGATGACCCCGGCTATGAAACGCGCCTTGAAGGGCTTGGCTCTGCCACGCTGGTGGCTGCCATGCGGTGGGGTGACTGGGACGTAATCGAGGGCGCGTTCTTCGATTGCTGGGATCGCAAACGGCATGTGGTGACGCCGTTTGAAATCCCGGCAGACTGGACGCGGTTTCGCTCAGGTGACTGGGGCAGCGCCAAGCCGTTTTCCTTCGGTTGGTGGGCGATTGTCCATGAGCCGTACAGGGCAGGGGAAATCTTGCTCCCTCGCGGGGCAATCGTCCGATACCGCGAATGGTATGGCATGAAGCCGGGTCAGCCGAATGTCGGCCTGAAGATGCATGCCGAAGATGTCGGGCGTGGTCTGCTGGAAAAAGAGAAGGGCGAAAAGGTCGAATACGGCGTTCTTGATCCGGCTGCTTTCAGCGAAGATGGCGGCCCATCTATCGCATCTCGCATAATGGGGACTACCGACCACAAGGTCATGTTCAGACGCGCGGACAACGCCCGTGTTCCCGGCAGGGGAGCAATGGGCGGCTGGGACCAGATGCGCGGCCGACTGATAGGCGATGAGGACGGGAACCCGATGATTGCCTGCTTCTCGACGTGTGTGGATTCGATCAGGACCATACCGGCGCTTCAGCACGACAAGGACAGGCCGGAAGACTTGGATTCCGATGGTGAGGACCACGCTGGCGATGACTGGCGATACGCCTGCATGTCGCGGCCGTGGGTCAAGCCGTTGCGGCCAACTCAAAAGCCCGCGCGCGATCGATACGACCGTGAAGACGACGAAGACGAAATCAACTGGCGGACGGTGTAATGCTCGATAAGCCCAAAGAGGCTGAAGACGGCAAGCTTTCCGTCGAAGACCTCGTTTCCATGTTCGAGGCTGCCGAGGAAGGCAGCTACGAAGCGCGCAAGCTGGCAGAGCGTGACCGTGACTATCACGATGGAAAACAGCTATCCGACGAGGAAATCAAGGCGCTGAAGAAGCGCGGCCAGCCGCCTTACATCGACAACCGCATCAAGACGAAGATCGACTATCTCGTCGGCCTGGAGAAGCAGCAACGCATCAATCCCAAAGCGCTGCCACGCACTCCGGTGCATGAGCATGATGCCGATGCAGCAACACAGGCGCTCGTCTATGTCGCAGATCGTGAGAACTTCGATTACAAGCGGTCGGCAGTATGGCGCAACCTCGTCATTGAAGGGGCTGGCGGCTATTCGGTCACTGTCGTCCCTTCGAAGAAGCATCAGGGCGAGCACGACATCAAGCTGACCCGCGTGGCATGGGATCGCATGTTTGTAGACCCGCACTCCGCGGAGCCGGATTATTCGGATGCGGGATATCTCGGAACAGTCACATGGATGGACTATTCCGACGCGCTGGCGATGTATCCCGATGGCGAGGAAGCCCTCAGCGAGACAATGGCGTCCGTCACGGCGTCCGACACCTACGACGACAAGCCAAAATACAATCTTTGGGCCGACAAGAAGCAGCGCCGTGTTCGCATCGTAGAGATATGGGTGAAGCGCGGCGAGGAATGGTTCTTTGCCGAGTTCACCAAGGGCGGGATTCTGAAGGCTGGCCCGTCTCCATACCGGACGGATTCTGACGAGAGCGATTGCGGCCTGTTCTTCCAGTCGGCCTATGTGGACCGGGACAACAATCGATTTGGCCTGGTGCGTGAGTTCATCTCTCCACAGGACGCGATCAACAAGCGCGGGTCGAAGGCCACTCATCTTCTGAACACGGCGCAGATTGTCGTGAAGAAGGGTATGTTCAGCGATGTCGAGAGGTTGAGGCGAGAGGCTGCGCGGCCGGATGGTGTGATTGAAGTCCCCGATGTGGGCGGCCCTCTGACGGAGAGCTTCCAGTTCAACACGCGCTCCGACCTTGCCATGGCGCATGTGCAGATGATGCAGGATGCCAAGAACAGCATCGACCTCAAGGGGCCGAATGCGACGGCGATGGGCGACAAGGCGCAAGGGTCTTCCGCCGCTTCCGGCAAGGCCATCATCGCTTCTCAGCAGGGCGGCATGGTGTCGCTTGGAGATTTGCTGGACAACCTGCGCCATCTCGATCTGCGTGTGTTCCGGGCAATCTGGAACCGTATTCGCCAGTATTGGACGGCCGAGAAGTGGATTCGCGTCACTGATGACGAGCGGAACATCAAGTGGGTGGGCATCAACGTCGATCCGTCCCGCGTGCAGATGGCATCTCCAGAGCAGCAGCAGATGATTGCCGGCGTGATAGGCAACGTCGCTGAATTGGACTGCGATATCGAGATAGCAGAATCGCCGGATAGCGTCGTTCCTGCCCTCGAACAGTTCGAAGCCCTGGTGAACCTGAAGCAGTTCGACGTGAACAACGAATTGCCGTTCAAGGCGCTGGTGATGGCGGCACCGAACCTGAAGAACCGCGACAAGGTGCTTCAGGAGATGGAGGAACGCGAGAAAGCGGCCCAGGCCAACCCGATGCAGCAGGCGCAGCAGCAGCTTCAGATCGAGGGTGCGCAGGCAGAGGTCGAGGAAATCAGGTCGCGGTCGGCACTGAATATCGCGAAGGCTCAGGAAGCGGGCCGGCCGGATATTCAGTCCCCGCAGGCGCAGGAAGTGCCGATCCAGCTTCAGAGCATGAAGACCCTGGCTGAGGTTGAGAAACTGGAGGCTGATACGCGCAAATCCTATGCGGACGCCTTCCGGATCGAACAGGAAGGCCGGCTTGCGCCGCAGAAGATGGCGCTTGAGGCGAGGGACCGCGCCGCGGACAGGCAGAGCCGCGAAAATCAGTTTCGTCAGAAGGCTTCCCAAGCCGCCTGACACACAGGTGCCGCCGACCTGAACGGGCGTCCGTGAGCATGACCACATAAACCATGCGCTGCCGCCGGGCTTCGGGCGTTTGAGACCAACCCTCATCAAAGGAAATACTCATGGCCGATCTGGACACAATCCTGTCCGGGGCGAGCGCTGTTGCGCCCGAAAACCCGGAAGTCGTCAAGGAAACCCCAGCCGTTGTCGAGCAGGCACCAGCCGAGCAGGCAACGGATGCACCCGAAGTTGAAACGCAGGAAGGCGAGCAGGGCCAGAAGATGGTCCCGCAGCAAGCCCTCCATGCCGAAAAGCAGAAGGTGAAGCGCTACACCGAGCAGGTAGCTTCATTCGAGCAGAGCAACGCCGAACTAAGGCAGGCAATTGCGCGGCTTGAGGCGAAGGTTTCCGAGCAGGCAAAGCCAAAGGAGCCGGAAAAGCCCGCTCCGCAATTCTGGGATAGCCCTGACGAATACGTCCAGCACAGCATCACGCCTGTTCAGCAGGCGCTCCAGAAGGAACTGGCGGAAACGCGGTACGTCCTGTCCCGCAACGTCGCCATCGCGTCCTTCGGAGAAGAAACCGTCAACGCGGCGGACGAAGCACTAACGCAAGCGGTGCAATCCGGGCAGTTGAACGGCCAGGCGGTGCGTCAACAGTTGGAGCAGTCGCGTGACCCCGTGGGCGATGTCGTCCGCTGGCACAAGAACTCCCCGGCCATGAAAGAGCAGGAGATGCGCGACAGGATTCGCGCTGAGGTCCTTGCTGAAATTCAGGGCGGCAACCAGCAGCAGGGCGCTCAGGCGCAACAGGCTGCTCCGGTCATGCCGTCGAATCTGGCAGCCGCACGCAATGTCGGGTCCCGCAGTGGCCCCGCGTGGAGCGGCCCCCAATCCCTTAACGACATCTTCGACCGGTCACGCAAGCAGAAGGCTTGAGCGTGTGGTCGCGGGTGTCCGAACGAGAAGGATAGCCTTCAATGGCTGATACTCGCGCAATTGCAAATCTGACGCCCGAACAGTGGGACGATCAGTTCTTCACCGAATACCTCACCGAGAACCGCTATGCGGGCGAGATGGGGACCAGTGAAAACAACATCATTCAGGTCAAGGAAAACCTGACCAAGAAGAAGGGCGACCGCATCAACTTCGCGCTCGTCAACAAGCTGACCCAGGATGCCGTGACAGGTCGCGGCACGATGGAAGGCAACGAAGAAGACATGGCGACCCGTTCCTACGAGCTCGCCGTGGACAAGCGCCGCAATGCGGTTCGTGTCGCGGAAATCGATGAGCAGTTCTCTGCCATCTCGCTTCGCGAGGCAGGCAAGTTCGTCCTCAAGGAATGGTCGCTCAAGGATACCGAGCGGCTGGTTTCGAAGGCACTCCTGAATCTGGGCGGTGTCGACATGAACGTGACCGACATTGCGGCAGGCGGAAACCAGACGGCGCTCAATGCGTGGCTGGTGGACAACACCGACCGCGTATGGTTCGGGAATAACGCCTATTCGACCAATACCAGTCTATCGACCGGCCTTGCCACGCTGACGGCAGGCACGGCAGCCGAGCTTCTGACCATAGACAACATCGATGCGATGAAGTTCATCGCCATGAACAAGGCAAACCCGAAAATCCGGCCGATCCGCTCGGAGTCGAACGGCAAGCATTACTATGTGATGTACGCCCATCCGCTCGCCTTCCGTGATCTGAAGAAGGACACCGCCCTGCGTCAGGCGCAGCGCGAGGTCTCTCTTGAGATGGAGAACAACCGCCTGTTCAAGGGCGGCGATCTTCTCTGGAACGGCGTCATCATCAAGGAGGCGCACGACTTCTACGACTTCGCCACCCTGACCGGGCTTGGGGATTCGTCCACGGTCGTTCCCGCCGTCCTGACCGGTGCTCAGGCCGTTGGCGCGGCTTATGCCCGACGCTGGCGTTCGAAGACCCAGGAATTCGACTACGGCGACAAGCACGGCGTCGAAATCTCGGCCATCTACGGCATCGGCAAGATGGTGTTTGGATCGGGTGCGGGCGACCGTGATGATCTCAAGGATCATGGCATCGTGACCGGCTTCTTCGCCTCGTCCACGGCATCTTAAGGAGAAAAGACAATGGTAGCAGCAGCTCGTGCGGCCTCCGGTCTGCCGGTTTTCAAGCCGGTCGGCTCGGGCCTTCTCTGCGTAGCGTGGGGCACATACACCCATGCGAGCAATCTGGCGGCAACGACCGTCATCGAATACTGCCGCGTGCCCAAGGGCGCGCGTATCGTCGGCGGCTACTGGGCAACGACTGAAATCGATGCCCACGATACCGAGGAACTCAACATCGACATTGGCTATGCCGCGAACGGCGTGGACATTGCCGACTATGACGCCTTCGGCGATCTCGGTGTCCTGAACAGCGACGCCTACCCAACCCTCGCCACGCCGGGTCTGTGGGTGCCCTTCCAGGGGCGCCTGCTGACTGAAGGGCCGGTTCTGCTCAGCGCCGAAACCGTGCTGACGGCTTACGTCAATGTCGACGCGGCGACGACCGGCACCGGCCAGTCCACCATGGTCGCGTACTACACCGTCGACTGATCCATGAGGGCGGGGCTTCGGCCCCGTCCTTTCCCTGCGAGGTGAGAAATGCGTTCACGTGAAGACCTCGTAAAGCGCGCACTGCAAAAGCTCCGTGTTGTCGGGGCAGGGCAGGCTCCAGAGGCAGAAGACTATCAGCTTGTCGATGCTGCGCTGCCGTCCGTCCTGTCGGAGCTTTCGAAGCGCAACATCTATCCGTATGGCGACCCTGACCAGTTGGAAGATGATGCTTTCGAGCATCTGGCAACCTGCCTTGCGCAGGCTTGCGCTGATGACTTCGGCGTTGCAGCCGATGAGGGAATTCGCATTCGAGCCGAAAACCGCCTGAGGGAAATCACGGCGGAAACGCTGTCGTACCAGCCTCTACAGGCGACGTACTTCTAGCCATGCAGATCATTTTCCCGACCTCCACAGAACCATCGCTGAACCCCGGCGAAGGTGGCGGAAGGCTGATCAATGCCTATGCTGAAGGTGCGCCCGAAGGCTCGCGGTCGAAATACATCTGGCGACGCGCTCCGGGGTTGGATGCTGTGTTTACGGTTGGAGATTCAACCCATCGCGGCGCGCTTCTTGTCGGCTCGATCCTCTACGTTGCGAACGGGGATAAGGTTTACTCCGTCACCAAGGCGGGAACCGCCTATACCGTAAATGCGCTGTCTGGCACTCTTGGAGGTGTGGGGCTGGTGACGATGGCGCACAACATGCGCGCGCCTACCAACCAGATCATCATCCAGACTTCAGCCGGGTCTTACCAGATCGCCTCGAATGCGGTGTCTGCATTCTCGGACGGCGATCTGCCTTCCTCGCTCATGGTGGCGTATCAGGACGGATATTTCTTCTGGCCGACCGCCGCTGGCCGGGTGACGGCATCGGACCTCAACAGCCTGGATATCAACGGCAACAGCTACGCCACGGCGGAAAGTGCTCCTGACGGCATGGTGCGGTGCGTCCCGTTTCGCCGGGACATGCTGTTCATGGGCGCATACACTTCGGAAGTCTGGTCGAATGCGGGCACTTCGCCCTTCCCATACTCCCGCGTCACGGTCATTCCAGTCGGCCTGTACGGGATCAATGCGGTTTCCGGGTATGAGGCAGGATTCCCCGGCCCTCTGGTCTTTGTCGGGAATGACGGCGTTGTCTACAAGATGGTCGGCTATGGGCTGGAGCCTGTTTCCACGCCGCAGATTGCCCGCCTGATCGCCCGGATAACGGACAGGTCCACGTTGAGGCTGAACAGCTTCATCGCGGCTGGGCATCACTTCGTATCACTGTCCGCTCCCGGCTGGACGATGGTTTTGGACCTGACCACGGGCTTTTGGCACGAGCGCGCATCCTACGAGATGGACAACTGGCGCGTTGGTTTCACGATCAACGCCTTTGACGAATGGCTGGCCTTCGATGCGGCCACGAATGAGGTCTACCGCATCAACGACAGGACGCGCAGAGAGGCGACACATCCTCTGGTGTGGGAGGTCTGGTCGGCGCAGCAGCATGGCTTCCCGGCTCGGACATCGGTGGATCGCGCGGCCTTCGACATGCTGACCGGCGTCGGAATAGATCGCGGCGTCGATCCAATCGAAAGCAATCCGCGCATCTCTATTTCGTGGTCCGACAATGGCGGGCGGACGTTCGGCAACGCACTTCTGAGAAGTCTTGGAACGCAGGGCGAGTTGCGCACCATCGATATCCGCAGGACTGGCCTTACGGGCGTTCAGGGGCGGCAGTGGAAGCTTCAGGTTTCCGACCCGGTAGAGGTTTCGCTATTCGGCGGTTCAATGTTCGGGGATAGCCGGCTGTGACCACCCGCCAGCCTGATCCGCTGCCGGAAGCAACGGCACAGTTTGCGCTTCCTGACGGAAGGCCGGTTGCCGTCTGGTATCGCTGGTTCTGGGACGTGGCGAACATGATCCCGAAGATCATCGCGATCATCGACAATCCGCCGCCGGAACCGGAATATGAGTTGGTGGAGGATTGGCCGGTCATCATCCCCTATGCCGAAAACGGCAGCATGAA